ACATTGAGGCATTTAATAATAGCTTGATCAATGAGGACACCTCACGATTTGCTATTCAAGGGCTTACTGCAAGATACAATGCAGAGAAAGGTCCCAATTTAGTCAGAGGTTCACAGTCCGTGGGTCGTACTGGAGGGTACGCATCTAAGGCAGAAATGATGAACGACATGTCTAATAGTCAATATCAACAGGATCCTGCGTATCGCGCAGAGGTCCAACGAAGAGTTGCATTGAGCGACTTCTAGTTTATGGGTAATCCCCTAGGTAGTAGAGTTCCCCCTCCCCTCTGTCTCTATTTAAATCCTAAGGGATTCCCACCATACATTAGTACGACATACATTGTTGCCCTGAAGTAGCTACCGAGGTAGTTATGGAGGGATACCCTCAGTCTAAGTGTACTGTAAGGCCGATGTAGCAGCCTAAATGCTACAAAAACAACAACAATTATAGGAATAATAAAATGGCATATTCAAATGTTTCCCAAGGTATCGGTTCAGGCCGTGCTGCGGGCGGTGAGTCAAACCGTGACTTGGCAATTAAAGTATTTTCTGGTGAAGTTCTAACAGCTTTCGAGACTGCGAACATCTTCTTAGGTAAAGTACAGAACCGTACAATCAAATCAGGTAAATCAGCATCATTCGCAGTAATCGGCAAGTACGCTGCTGCAGTTGATACTCATGTACCAGGTACTGATATCACTCCAAACCTTATCAATGCTGGTGAGCGTGTAATTGAGATCGATGATCTTAAGTACGCTTCAGTATTCGTTGATAACTTTGAAGAAGCAATGCAACACTATGAGACTCGTTCACAGTACTCTACAGAGATGGGCAGACGTTTATCTAAGACTGTAGACTTAGCTGTAATCGCTCAGTTAGATGCATGTGTAGCTGCCGCAGCTAACGCTGGTGATAATAATGGCGCTGAAGGCCAACCGGCTGCACAAACAGCTATCACAGTAGGTACAGCAGCAGGCGCTACTCCAGGTGCTAAAGGTGATTCAATCATCGCAGCTTTATTCGATGCTCAAACAGCAATGGATGAAGATGATATCCCAGGTGACCGTAACGTTGTTATGTCTCCTAAGAACTACAACCGTCTAGTACAGTCTGGTGCAGTTCATAAGGATATGACATCTGGTAATGGTGGTATTGATTCGGGTAAAGTTACTCAAATCGCTGGCCATAACATCATGGTTTCAAACAACATCTCTTCTTCTGATATCTACATGTTCACACAGAACGCTGTAGGTGTTGTTAAGTTACTAGATGTTAAGTCTGAAGTTAATTACATCCCTGAGAAATTAGGTGACTTAATGACTTCATCATACGCTATGGGCTTCGGTGTCCTTAATAACGGTTGCGTTGTTAAGATGACTACTGACGACTAAATAGTGTCTTAAAGGGTTCCTTCGGGGGCCCTTTTTTTTGATTTAGGTTTTTGTAGCCTAAAGAATCTAAATTAAAGGAAAGATTATGAATACAACAGAAGCTATTAATATCGCTCTACAGTCAGTAGGTGAACAACCTATTAGTGACCTCCTTGATATACCTAATGTATACGAAGCACAGCAAGCAGAACTCATCCTAAATGAGGTGAGACGTGATGTGTTATCTGCGGGTTTATACGGTAACACCGAGTCGGGTTGGCCACTAACTGCAGATGGCGATGGGTACATTGATGTGCCTACTAATGTTCTACGTGTAGATGCGGTAGGTAATGACCTAGTAGCTAAAGAAGGTCGCTTATATAACAAGGCAGACCACACTTACATCTTCGAGGCAGATAGTACTGAGGAAGTAGATATTATCTGGGACTTATTCTACGATAATCTACAGTACGAGGTAGCTTACTATATCGCACTTAGAACAGCTCGTATGCTATACCAACGTCTGATTGGAGTATCTGAAATTCTTAATGTATTAATTAGGGATGAGGAGAACGCTAAAATACGTATGGTTGAAGCAGATGCTGACATTGGTGACTACAATATCTTTGATAGTGCCGTAAATTCACGAGCAATTATAAGATCTAGAAATCCGCAGGGAATCCGAGGTTAACTATGGGCTTATTTAACAGTAAAGGACATACGGACTATCGTCTGGGTATTAGTGATAAGACTTTAGTAACTATGTGTGCGAGTGGTCTTAAACACCCTAGATGTAAACTATTGATTAAACCTAAGGGTAAGAAAACTAAAAAGAAATAATAGGAGATTATATGTCATTAGTCAATCAGACTATCCCAGGACTATACAATGGTGTATCACAGCAGCCACACGAACTACGCTTAGATAACCAAAGCTCTGAGATGATTAACTGTTACCCTACAGTAGTTCAAGGGGTACAGAAGAGATTACCTGCGGTAGTACGCTCGGAAGAGAGCGATATGCCGGATGATGTATTTGTACATTCGTATGATCGTGGCGCTGGTGATGAGAGTTACATTATTGTTATCAAGCCTGGTGCTTGGCGTACCTATGATGCAGAGACCGGTTCACCTGTGAATGGTAGTACATGGGAAACTTCGTCCTACCTAGACTTACCCGCAGGCGTTAGAGCCGCTGACAGTTTCTCAATGGTAACTGTAGGTGACACAACTTATATTGTTAACAAGACTATAGAGACAGCACTGACTACGGTAGTGAGTGATAATGGTGATCCTGAGTGGGATACTACATTCTTCTATTGGGTTAAGAGAACTACCGAGATCCGCTTCGGTACTAATAATGTTGACTCAAAGGGTTACACATACTATGTATACAATGCTGCAGGGACTATAGTTGCTGAAGAGGAAGACTCTGATGGTGTACTAGTAGCTACAGCTATTAAGACAGCTATTGGGGGAACCGCTACAGGTACCGTAGTACGTAAGACAGGAGCAACTGGTTATACCGGTTCAGACTCTTGGGGTGCGCAAGCCTCAGAATCGTGGGTAGGAAAAGTAAGTAAATTACAGGATCTACCTAGAGACTTAGGATTCCCTGGATCAGTTATTGAAATTAGTGGTGATGATGCATCTAACTTTGACAACTATTATGTGAAGTTTGAAGATGGAATCTATAAGGAAACCTTTAGACCAGGCCTACAGAATGTCTTAGATGACACAACGCTACCACATAAACTAGAGAGACTTGAAGATGCTACTTTCGCGCTTTCTACTATTGAGTGGGGAGAGAGAAAAGTTGGTGATGAAGATAATGCACCACCACCTTCATTCCTAGAAAGGACCTTAGAGGATATATTCTTCTATAAGAATCGCCTAGGACTACTTAGTGGTGACAATGTTATTATGTCGGAAACAGGAGAGTATTACAACTTCTGGCCTACCACGGTAACAGATGTCCTTGATAGTGATCCTATTGACGTAGCAGTAGATAGTAACAAAGCCGTATATTTATCGCATGCTATACCTTTTAACAAGGAGCTACTATTATTTGGTGGCAAGGCTCAGTTTATTCTATCTGCTAGTAAGGCACTTAGTCCTAAGGATATCAATATCCAACAGAGTACAGCGTACACTGTGAATGATAAAGTTATACCATTGACACTAGGACCTAACGTATTCTTCGTTACGGATACAGAAGCAAGTAGTATTGTTCGAGAGTACTATGTAGTCCCTGATACAGCTAATAATACCGCTGCAAATATCACAGCACATTGCCCTTCTTACATACCTAACGGCTTAATAAAGCTGACAGGATCTGAGAAGTTCGACATGCTATTTGCTATAGATGGTACAGATAATACAATCTATGTATATAACTACTATTGGCAAGGCGAGGAGAAGGCTCAGTCTGCATGGCATAAATGGCAGATAGCTACCTTATCTAATATCTTTAATATTGAAGTATTAAATAGTAAATTGTTAGTTATGGGTACGAGCGCTGCTACAGGCTTTAAGCAACTACTGACGATAGATCTGGGATTACCTAAGAATATCGTAGATGTGAATTACTCAGATTATATCGATACTGTTAATAGGGTCCCTTTCTTGTCGTCAATTACACTTAGCCGCTGGGGTGTTCCCGCAGGTAAAGGTAATGTAGATAACATCAGAGTTAAACTATCCCTACGAGATATTAAATTCTCAGTAGCAACGGGATCAGCTTATAGTATAGCTGTGGCATTGAGAGGTACTTCTAAGACATATACAAATGTTGTAGAGACACCAGGTCAATACCCCGCTATTACTCTATACCCTAGTAATGATCTATACCCTAGAAACCTTACGTACAACTTTAAGGATGACGGTAAGTTTAGTACTGTGGGAGATGTTAATAACTTGACGATTAGCTTCGTTAATGATACTGAGCGAGGCTTCAAGCTGGATAGTATGAACTATCGTGGCAATCTAACACAATTAAGTAGGAACATATAATGGCTTATACAAAGACAATATGGGTGGATGGACAGTCACCCGCAGTTAATGCTGCGAATTTAAACCATATCGAGGAAGGTATTAAATATGCTAACCAAGAGGTTGACTACAACACAGGAGACATTGGTACCCTGTATGGGACTAAACAAGATACCTTAACAGGGTCTGAGTTTAAGACTGTGGATGGACAGTCCATAATGGGTACTGGTGATCTTCTTACAGGGAGTGTTCTACAAACGGTAGGTATGGTATCTACCCAACAGGGTTCACAGGCAATAACAACTACAGGCTTACAGCTACAGAATATATCTCAAGCAATTACTCCTGTAGGTACTAACTCTAAGTTTCTAATTAGTGTCCGTTGGTTTGGTGAGGGTGATGATACGTGGAACTGGGGTTTCAATATCAAAGCAGGAACTACATCTATAAACGTACCTACTAATGGCTTCTTAGCAATGCCACATGTTTCCTACCACGGTGATGACAATGCTTCAACACCTGAGTCAATGGGTATATCAACACTTTATCAACCAACTACAGCAGCCGCAGGTACACCGATTACCTTTAGCCTATGGGCGAAAGCACACTCGGGTACTTGGACTGTTTGGACTAATAGATGTTTTACAAGTACGAATGAGGCAGGCTCATCAGAAATCATCATTCAAGAACTTAAAGCATAACTAGGATTAAATATGATTAATGTAACAGAGGATTTTAAAGCTGGTAGTAGAAAGATTTATAATTTATCTGCTACAGCGAGAGATAAGGAATTCACCTATGTATACACTACAGAAGGCGCAACCCCTATTACCTCATATGATCTAATTAATAATGCTATCGTATTTCACACGGTACCCAGTGCCGACTTCTCTGTAGACATACTTACAGAGGATACCTATGATCAAGTTGAATATGAACAGCCTGAACCTACTCCTGATGTCATTTATGACTTAGTCGATAAAGCGAATGTAGATTTAAGTAATGTTGATGTTCTACCTATTTGGGTGGAAGAACAGCTAAAAGGTGATCAAGGTATACAAGGTGATCAAGGTATTCAAGGTATTGTAGGACCTCTCGGCCCCTTAGGTGGCGTAGGCCCTCAAGGACCTGAAGGAAATGAAGGACCGTTAGGCCCACAAGGTGTACAAGGTCCCGCAGGTGACCGTGGTCCCTCAGGTAATGATGGCCCCATAGGTTCACAAGGTGATGTAGGTCCGATGGGCCCGCAAGGTGTCCAAGGCGTAGAAGGCGATATGGGACCACTAGGTCCTACAGGTTCTACAGGTCCTCAGGGTTTAACTGGTGATACAGGAGCGCTTGGTCCTCAGGGAATACAAGGCCCTACAGGTCTTCAAGGCGTTGTAGGTGAGCAAGGTATCTCAGGTATTGAAGGACCTACAGGCGCTACAGGCCCCTTAGGACCTACGGGATCTCAAGGATCTACAGGTTCGACTGGTGATGATGGTGGTGTTGGTCCAATAGGACCCCAAGGTACTACAGGTCAGTTAGGTCCAACTGGTGATACAGGACCGCAAGGCCTAACCGGTGCTTTAGGTCCGCAAGGTACTCAAGGTATACAAGGTACTCAGGGTGATACAGGATTACAAGGACCTGATGGTGGCACAGGCCCCACAGGCTCAGTTGGTCCTCAGGGATCACAGGGAATACTCGGTAACCAAGGTGTCAATGGACCGCAAGGCCCTACAGGACAACAAGGTCCTGATGGACAAGAGGGACCCTTAGGTCCTGCATCTGTTCCCCTAGCCTTTGGTAAGTTCCGACTAGATTCTTCTACGGGGGATTTACTCGTAGACTACTATGGTGCTGCAGACAGTAATGATTTTAACGTTAACTCCAATGGTGAGTTAGAAGTAACAATATAAGGAGGCCGTATGGCTACATTAAATTTAGGCAAGGTGAGAATGGCTTGGAAAGGCGATTGGGCATCTGCTACTGATTATGAAGAGTTTGATTCAGTAGCCTACAACGGTTCATCGTATATAGCGATTACAAACCCTGTAGTTGGCTCAATCCCTTCAGCACAGCCCCTAGAGTGGCAAATATTAGCTGAAGTTGGTGATCAAGGTATTCAGGGAAGCACAGGTGCTACAGGTGCTCAAGGCCCTACTGGTTCTACAGGAGCAGTTGGCCCACAAGGTGTCGTTGGTGATACAGGTGCTACTGGAGCTACAGGACCCCAAGGTACTCAGGGCGATACCGGTACTCAAGGA